ACTCTATCAAAGGATATTACCCCCTATTCTAATCTTATTCATCTTCAACCCAAACCGCATAGAGGGTAATATCCTTTGATAGAGTCAAAGTATCGCCAACTCAAACAAGGCATCAGCGTCCCTCAATACCCTTACTGGATCTGGGCTATCAGTTGTCAATCCCAGCTCCTCGGCTAAATATTGCATTTCGCCCAGCCTTCCTATCGGCACATTCTTACATATCAAATATCCTTCAGGTGTTTTTACAATGTTGGGTGAAATTTTCCCCCCATAATATGCAAGCCTCATTATAATAAACCCCCTATTCTAATCTTATTCATCTTCAACCCAAACCGCATAGAGGGTAATATCCTTTGATAGAGTCAAAGTATCGCCAGCTTTTATAGCATCGCCAGTCCCATCAGATTTTGTATTCCATCCCCCAAACTTAGCCCCAGTTTTTAGCAGGCTTCCTTCATTTTTAATAACAGTCTTTGAATATGTGCCCCCAGTTGGGTTTTCGCCAGATGAGTTACCATTACCATCATAAGATAGTGCATATCCAGTATAACTCATCAATGCTACATAAAGGGCATTAACAGCCGATGGTAGAACAGATACACTGAGATTTGTTAGCGTTGCCCCAGCATCAATCTCCTCATTAATCTTTGTCTGTATTTCCTGCGGATTGTTTGAATTGATAATCTTTATGCTCATATTTATTTCCCTCCTATACTTATTTTACACCCGGAACAAGTTGTTCCTGATTTGCTGTTTGCCCGGTTACTGCCTTAAATAGTAAATCTGTTATAATAACATCGTGGTCATTTTCATCATTCATTATCTCTGCCAGTTTTGGAACATCTTCTGGGGGTGCATATGCAAGGCATAAAGTATATAATCGAATTGCTTCGTTTTCGGAAGCCTTTGCCATTTCAAGGGCTTCTATATATTTTTCGTTCATTCGCAAATCACCTCTCTAAAAATAAAAACACTATAAAGACTTCGCCCCATTAGCTTGAAGTATTCATAGTGTTCATAGTTTTTAATTCACACAACCATTATAGCATATAGTGAATAAACATTCAATAGTTTTCTGAAGAAATATTCAGATTTATTTCTGAGCTTTTAATGCCTTATTCATCTTCCTGTACTCTTGCTGCCATTGCTTATATTTATCTCCTCCGGCAGTTTTATGTTTCAAGAATGTTTGGAATGTTTTTGGCATCTTATCCCCCAGCACCATTTTATACCTCTTGAACTGGTCGAAGTCATTTAATAGCTTTGCCCGCCCCTGCTCCTTTTCCCGGTATGCTTTTATTTGGGCTTTACTTCTCGGGTCAACTGTTTCGGGGTTCGTTTCGAAACTACTGAATTCCCTTATCCTTCTTATCTCATCATCTGTTCTTCCATCCTCAGTAAATCGTACCATGACGTGCAAACAGTTTGGATGTATATTTAGCCATGTATTATCTAAATCATTTGGACCGCTTGGGTCTATCTTGCCAAATGCCATTGCAAGCGGGGGATAATTTGGGTCTTTACCACTTCGGCTATATACCCTGCCTTCAAGGGGTGCACATATTGGGCAGGTAGTTCCGTGGCTGCTTATCTGATAAAGGTCATGCTCCTCAACTGCAAACAATGTCCCCAGATTCGTTGCCTGTCGGCTTGTGGTTCTTGTTGCCATGTCAGCATAGCTCCTCAATGACCAATCCCTGCCAGCCTTGTCTGTAAATGCCACAATCCCCTTTTCCTCCATTGTTTTGAGGAATTGCTTTTGGGCTGCCCCTATACCTAATCCGCTGGCTTCCCCGGCAGCTACTTCTTCCAGTATGCTGGTTCTAAATATATCTGGTTCTCTTCGCCCTAATATTAGTGAATCCTGCCAAGCCTTTTGTATCCCTTTATTAGTTGTTACTGCTGCTTCCGTCAATTCTGCCATTAGATTGTGAACAAGTTTATCCACAACATTTCGCTCAATGGTTGTTAATGCTACTGCCTTTTTATATCCGAGCTGGTGTTGCTTGCCCATTAAGTATTGCTCTTCAACGAGGTTGGGAACATATTTCCACGAATCATCAATAAAAGTTTGGAGGGTCTTTTGAACCCTCTCTAATTGAGCTCCGTGGGAATATATTACCTGCCCTCGTTCTTTCTTGTATCCTATGATATTTATAAGGTCTTGCTCAGCCCGGAGGAATAGTTTTCGAAGCTTTACCATCTCTTCAGTATATGGAACTGGCTTGAGCCTCTTTGTTGCCTTTAATGCCTTTGGGAGCTTCATCTATTTCACCTCCTGCTAATTAACCTCAACGACGCTGCAAAGGGCGGGAATATTTCCCCATTGATTTGTTTAGGGTTTTTCCATAAGGGGTCAGTCATTTCATCGCTATTGCATACTGGCTCTCCCTCGTAATCATTACAGAAGAATATATGAGGTTGACCATATTGACTTCCAAGTCCTTTTAATTGCCCTAAATTAGTCATCTTCTTTGGGGTAATGCCGAACTCTTCTTGTGTTTCTCTGATTGCCGCTTGCTCTGGGGTTTCCCCGTCCTCGATATGCCCTCCGGGTCCACATATTAGATTATTGTCGGTTCTTTGCCCAGTTAGTACCAATCCATCATTGTTCAGAATAATCACCCCAACTGTTCCACTTGTGTCGCTTGTTTTGGCGGGTTTTTCTTCCCCCAGAGGTACTGTCATACCTTTGGTCTGTGTGGCTTGATTCTCATCTTCAATGTCTTCGTCATCTTCTGGGTATCCAAAGCCGCCGCCAGCCATTAATCCTGCCATAGGGTCATTCATAGCCATTAAATCCTTTGCCCATACCCCAGCCCCTTGCTCAACCATTTCATCTGTTATATTTGAGAACATTCCAGTTGAATCCGTCAAGTTAGTCAACTCTTTCATAAACGCTTCCTGCGTCATGCCATGAGCATTAAATACCTCAATAAGAGCTGCGACCTTTTTCTGCACGATGTTTGCCTTTTCTTCTTCGCTTGGAGTCCTAATTGATTCGAATGTAAAGTCAAGGTCATCAGGTATCTCGCCCCATGCTGATAGTGCCATAATAGGCAGTAATCTTTCAATAACAGGGCGAAAAGCGGTTTCCCTTAATTCCTCTATATAATCATAATAGTTTTGGAGGTCGCTTTCCCCAGTTGCATTCATACCCGCTGGGCTTCTGCCAAATAGCTTTGTAACAGGGATTCTTGCAGCCCCTGCCACGTCCATCATAATGCTATCATATACCTCAGCCAAGCCGGAAAAACTGTATTGGAGCTGTTTTACATTATCACCCTTGTTTACCATCTTGACGCCGAGATTACTTTCCAGCACGCTCTGTGCTTGTATTAAGTTCCAAAACCTTACTTGTGCTTGGTTGCCGCCTACTGCAAACAACTGATCAAGATTATCCATTTCATACACTGATAAATTAGCTCGGAAGGTTAATGATGCTATGTTTGCTGATACATTATCCCTCTTTACTATTTCATCATATATACTCTCGATTTCGCTTTGTCCCCAGTATTGCTCGACAATCTTTTCCCAGTATGGCAGTTCCCTTCCTATAAATCGAATTACCCTGCTATGATGAGCCCTTTGGGTAATTACCCCCTGCTCATTTCTTATCTCATAATATGCTGGTAATCCAAAGTCAGGGTCACTTATATCGCTAATAAGTTCCATGTCCGGGTACACCCCGCTCCAACGGTCTACAATATAAAGACCTTTAAAACTATCTGGAGTTATTGTATCCAAATCAAGAGGTTGGTCTAATTGGTCTTCTTGCCCTGCTATAAGTATTAATCCAACTGCCCCTCCATAAAGCCTGCCCCATTTCATTCCCTCAACGATTGATTTTCGCAGCCTTGTTTGCCTTTGCAACTTCTCAATCTTATCATGGTATTCTGGTGCAACATTACTGCGTATCTTGAACCACTTTTTAACCATATCTTCAGGAACAGTTCCAATAATATTTTGGATTATCCAGTTCCCTCGGTACAAGCTATTTAACAAGGCATAGTTCTGAGTTAGCCTTGTCAATGGGTATTCGGTGGATTCAAGCAGGTTTTGTGTCCCAAATCCCAGCCTTGCAGTTGGGTTACTAAATGCATCCAATGTCTTTTTTGGTTCCGTCATTGTTACTGCAGCATCATATGCCGCTTTCGATGTTGGGGTCAACCCGTTTGCCCCTGTTTCAAATAAAGGCTGTTTTTCATTTTTCGCCATTATGCACTTACCTCCTTCTCTATGCCAGTTCTCCAGCTTGGCAGTTTTGTGTAACAATAATATCTTAATGCATCTGGTCCGTGGTCTAATTGTTTAACAGGCTTTTCTTCCCCTCGCTGCGCCGCCTTTTCATCCCAAGCATACACTCTCATTTCCTGTATAAGCCCTTCGCATCTATCCCGGTGTATTTTTATTAGCCTATTTGATAACAGAGTACTGACTACCCTTATCCCATTTAACACATCATTTTCAGCAGGGGTTACATAAAATAATCTGTTTCCGAGCTCTGCCTTAAAACTTGCTGCAGAGGGGTCTAATACAATTTCGCATTGGTAATCGTTTCCCATGAAAGTTACCATATCCTCGCCATATTGAGCGTCGGTCTTTTGTTGCATTGTTTCCCGGCTATCCCATCTGTATTCGTTATCCACCCATATGGTTTCCCCATCATCATAAATATCAAGGAATACACAAGGGTTCGTGGTTCCATAGTCAACTGCTATTGTTCGTTGTGTCAAGTGCTCAAGGTTGTGCGGCTTCGTATGGTCATCATATATGTTATCTTCATTAAACATATCATATACAACACCCTCAGCCAAACACCTTTCCCCTAAAATATACCGCCTATAAAATATCCCGCTGTATTGCCTTTTGAGCTCTTCTTTACGCTCTGGGGGTATTGCATTATTATCATCCAGCGTAAAATGCCATAAATAGAATCCCGGAAGTTCTTCTTTCTCATACTTATCTATAAAATCTGTATATATAAAATGGTATGGGTTATCCGGGTTCAATGTCCAAAAGTTCTTACGGTCGCTGGATACAATGGTTCGCCTGAATGCCTCTTCTATAAATGAGCGAGGGTGCAGGTTTACTTCATCCGCATACCAGCCCCCTGCGGTTAACCCACGAAGCGTTTGATAACTTCGTTCATCATTAGCCCCGAAACAATAGCAGGTTTTGGTTTCCTTCCCTGTATGGATTAGTAATATTCTATTTCCATCTCGGTCTACCTTGTATTCCCCTGCTGCACCCAGTATTGCCAAAAGCCCAAACTCGCCCCCTATGACGTTACGATAAAGGGTGGCGATTGTCTTGCCAGACATTATAAAATATTGCTCTGTTGACTGGGCTACATATCCAACCCATGCCAAACAACTTGCCACGGTTTTGCCGCTTCTTACCGCACCTTCCCAGCAAGTTAGGTATCCTGTTTTCTTTATGCTATTTATTGCCTTCTTTGTTAGGGGCTTTACTCTTAACTCACTCATTTCTCAGCCCCCTTGATTACCTCAAGGAAATCTGCTAATAAGCCAGTATCATTTTTAACAGGCTTTTTCGCTTCCTCTCTGCGCAACTCGAGCTCTTCCCTCTTCAACCTGAGTTCTTCCAATTTGAGTTGCTTATCTATAATAATCCCAAAGACAGTAAATAAGCCACCGAGCGATGTCTTTGCTATCCGGGCGTCATCATTTGCAAGGGCTAAATATTTAGTGGTTATTGATTCTATGGTTTCTGCGTGGGCTTGCATTACCTCAAATACACTATTGGTTGCCGCTTCCCTCTTTGCAGCTCTTACTTCCTTCATCGTTGGGTCGCTTAAAATCCGATACACATATGGTTTACTTATGCCATACATTTCTGCAATCTGGTCGGTATCCATTCCATCCTCATAATACTGCACTATTTGCAACTTATCTTCGTGCTGAATGAGTGCCCGTTTGGAACCCCTTTTTGGTTTGGGGGTGGTTGCAGCCGTCAAGTGTTTTTCTGGGGTTTCTGAGTTCTTCTCTGAATCATTATTTGGAGTTTTGTTGTTATCATTATTTATGTCTTTCTTATTATTCTTATCTGAGTTATTATCAGTTTCTGAGTTTAATGGTTTATCTCTATATATGGTTTCATTACTATCTGAGTTCTTATCCTTGTTTGGTTGTTTATCCTTATTGGTATTCTGTATAGTCTGATTGGTTACTTGTTTGGTCTGTTGCTTGTGTGTAGGATGTGGTGTATCTATATTATCAAGGTTCTGCCTTGTATTATTCTTCTTGGTTGTTTTGGGTGTTGTTTTCTTTGTTACTGTTTCCAGAGTTAAATCTATATATTTCTTTGGTTTGGAGTTAGTATCTGTTTCATCTTGTTTGGTGTTTTCTTCTCTGTTCTCTTTCGCCGATTTTTTATTTCCGCTTGCCATTGATACTTTCCTCCTCTCCTCCTTCTCCGCCGGGTTTACTATCATTATTAAGGCAGATTCTTTTCTTCCATTATACATTATTATTATCGAAAATACAAGATGATATTCAAGAAGGATATAAAAAGTTCCTGAACTCTAATTGTTCAGGAACTCATTTTGGTTGTTTTTATTGTATTATTTAATCTCTTAATGGAAGCGGTATGCCTATTTCTCCGCTAAATAACTGTACATTTCCCTGTTGTATCTGTATTAAGCTGTGTGGGTTTCCATTATCGTGAAGCCATTCATTTAATGGTTTTGCTAATTCTTCTAATTCTTTCATTTGCTTTTCTCTTTCATCCATTTTCGCGTTCTGCTTTCCCGATTCTTCTTCCTGCCATATAGGTGTATTACCTACTGGGCAGCCATTTGGATATCTTTCATCCATATATTCAATATCTGTTTTTGTATTACAGATGCAGTGTTTTAAATTATCGGGATCCAACTCAGGGCACTTTGCTATACATTTAAACATCCTTTGCGCCCTCCTTTAAATATTCATCAAAGTCCTTACATCCCTTAGTCCTTGCAAAAGCATTTGCTATATTTAAGCTCTGCGTTCTTCTTTTTTGACATTCCGCTGTCATGGGATCATGTTCTTTTCCCAGCCATTCCTGAGGATCTTTATTCATAGCTATTTGTCTCATTTTATAATGGTTTTCATAAGATAGATTATATAATAGCTGATCCTTATCTTTTGTGTCTGGTTTATATCGTTTCCGCATTACTTGATCTGCAAATATATTTATTGAGCTTAATGCTATCATAGCATAATAACATTCTTCTTGTGTTGGCATTTCACCGCTCTTACCCTGCCCTATTATTTCATAAAGAGTTTTCATACAACCTCCTTAATAAAGAATTTCCTATACTAATATTATATATCATATTAGCGAAAAAATCAAGTGTTTTCTTTGATTGTTCCCATAGATTTTATAGTATGTTCATTCAAGCGCTTACACAATCTTTCCAGCTTTTGTTCCTCATATTCATCTGCACTACCAAAGATCAATTCCATTTGTGCCAGCATAATTTTAACATCTGCGATCTCTTCTTTGATATGCTCATGAATATCCTCCAGCTTCTTTGCTGCATCTGAATCCTTAGGATCTGCATATCTCATTACCTTGCATAATTCTTTTGTTAGTTCTGACATTTCTTCAATTGCCATATGAATCTGAGGTGTTTCGCCATAGGTATTAACAGCCCTTTTACATATCTGATCTTTGTTCATCTTCCTGCATCTCCATCTCTATAACTGTCATTATAGCATAATTAGCCATGTCTTTCAATGTATCTATTACTGATTCATCCTTTACCTGTTGCTGGTTTCCTTTTAATGTTAATGCCCGGAGCCTGTTTAGTTTATCTTCAAGCCTTATACATGGCATCGACATTCCATATGTTTCATATGATTTACCAAAGCTGTCATCATAATCCTTATTCTTCTGTTCATATAGGGTATTCAACTCTTCGCATATTTCTTTGTGTTTCTCTACCTTTTGTTCAAGTTTACTCATTCTGCCACCCCTATATCCTCAAATAATGCCGGGGCTAATTGCTGCAGTTCTTTTAATAATGGGATTGCCACTTCCCTTATTTGTGGGTGTGCCACCTTTGCAGTTCTTAACTTAAAAAAATGTCTCCATTCCCGAATGTTCATTGTTACAATTATTTCTGTCTTCAGGCTGTTTGGTAATACGCTGCGGGCTTCTTGTGGTGTTGCCCCTAAATTTAATAGCATAAAGTAATTCTTCTCAGCCTGTTCCATCGCATGGAGCCATATAAAATACTTATTTCCAACCCCTTCTTCACCGTCTTTGAAAAAGCATGGACGAATAACTGTTATTTCATTTCCAAATTTATCCTTGCCATAATTGCAGTATCTTGTGCTCTCCTGTGCATAACTGGCAATCCTATGTCTAACTATTTCATGGCTGACGCCCCGGTCAACTATAAATTTAACTGTTATTGACCTATGCTCAATCATAGCTTCATGCCCAGCTTTAATTAGGTTTCTAATAAACTGCTCAGCGGATGTTTCCGTAATTCTGTCCTCACTTTTATAACATACCCTGCCCGATACCTCTATATCTATGAGCATTTGGTTATCTACTGGTGTCAGTATTTCATATCCTGCATCAATTATCTTCAATATTTATCCCTCCTGTTATTTTACATCTGGCTTGGCTGTGAATGCCCATTCACCATTTTTAACTGCTTTACCGCCCTCGGTTAAAATATCATATGGGCTAAAATTGAAATCAATTTCATTGTATGCTTCTGCCTTTGGGATATTTATCACATACATAATGGATTTGGTTTCGCCTTTAATAAATTCCATTTGTTCAATATTGATAATATCCGGGTCATCTGTCATTATAGCAAATTGTGAGGTATCAACCCCTGTATATTTTGCTGCAAGTTTTGGAAATATTGAATACCTATTATCATCTATTGGCTTCCAATTTGTTGCCGCTTGCTTTATAAGGGTTAATGGCTCATTGGCTGTAAATTCAACCCTGACTATCAATAGTGTACTTCTTAACTCGGGTTCAAATATATATCCATCGGCTGACTTCAGTTCCTTTGTAGAGAATATCTCTTTAATTGCAAAGGTTCCGATATCGCTAATTGTTTCAACTTTGCCCAACTCATATGGCATTGCTGCCGCTTCTTTTTCCGCCGGGGGCTTAATGCTATTGATTATCCCAAATGCCATACATAATACAAGTAATAGCGAACCAAATATAATGATTTTCTTCTTGTTACCCTTGCTGGGCTTTGCCGCTTTAATCGTTTGCTCATATAGGGTATTCAGTTCATCACATATTTCTTTGTGTTTCTTTACCTTTTCCATATGCCCTCCTAAAATAAACTCTTTTTCTTTGGGGCTGTACTTATGCCCTCGCAGTTTAATACTGCTTGATTATAATAGCTTTCCTTTAACTCTATTCCTATTCCACGCCTACCCATTTCCAACGCTTTATATATTTCGCTACCTATTCCTGCAAATGGACTTAATACAATATCATCAGGGTTTGTCCATAATTCTAAGCATCGTTCAATAACTTCTAACTGTAATGGGCATATATGTTTTTCATCTGCTTGTTCCCTTGCTGATTGTTTCTGCAATGTATCTGATTGATTTATATCCATCCATACAGGGCTTGCATAGTTCTGCCATTTATCAACTGGAAATGATTCATTGGTTTTTGTTACCCTCTCAGGATTTTCTCCGGGCTTTCTCATTGTAACAACATAATCCGCAATCCCCTGTCTTGACATACAACTATCCTTCTTTAATTGTTTATGCAATAACCCAAGAGCCTTTGTCCTTTGCATTGCCACAACAGGGTCTTTCCATATTGTAATTCTTGAATGATACACAAATCCAACATCTTCAAACATTTTAGTCAATATACCCGGGAAATCAACCAAACCAATTGCTCCATCTCTTTCCTTCTGCATTGGTAAATCCATACAATGAAAGCTGATAAGTCTGCCCGGCATAAGTACCCTATATAATTCATCAATGATAAATTCAAAGTGCTTATAAAATTCAGAGGTTGTCCTACAATTTCCCAAATCCCTATCACTATTTGAATATACATATAGTTGAGCGAAAGGTGGGCTAAATATTGAATAGTGAATACTATTATCTGGAATGGATTTCAATACCTCACAACTATCACCATTATATATGGCGAACCCATTGCCTATATGCTGATTTATTACTTTTACATCTAACATTAAAATTCCTCCGTTCTTAACCATGAAGGAATTATTATTGGTTTTTTAGCAGTATATAATTCCTCAATTCTGGTTGTATTTTTTAATTCACTTTTAAGTATATCAGCAGTTTTTGATACCATTGAATTGGTCATCACATTATGCTGCTGTTCTTTTCTGCTTATGTTTTGCAATACTTCACGCTCTCGCTCACTTATTATAACATAAACATTGACCTGTTTATCCTGCCCAAACCTCCAGCACCTTCTTATTGCTTGATAAAATCTTTCATAACTATCTGACAATCCAAAGAATATCATATTGTTGCATACTTGAAAGTTCATCCCAAACCCGCATATCGATGGCTTACTTACTAAATATCTGATTCTCCCATTTGCGAAATCAATCATTGATTTTTCTTTATGCTCTGGGCTGTCGCTTCCTTTTACTTCAATAATTGATGGGATTGCTTTTGATATTCGTTCGCTCTCGTCATTATAGTCACACCATATAAGGCAATTATCAATATTACTAATTATTTCATTAACCTTTTCTATTTTCTCAGAAATACTTTCTTTTCGTGCCTCTCTTCGTTCATCAAGTGTTTTGGCAATATCTGCCCCAAATAGTGAACCACTATTATTACCCCCTGCCTCAACGAATATTGTCTGAATGTTCAGGTCTGGCAAATCATACCCAGCTGCATCATACCCCAAATCAGCTGGGTTTTTGGTTACCATTGCCCATCCCGATAGCCATTCCCAGAACCTATTTTCTGCGTGCCGCTTCATCCGCCATTGTCCTTCTTTTGCATCATTGATGAAGAATGTTGCCAACATCTCATGTCTACTCATTATCCCCAGAAACTCGGCATGGGTTCCAAGTTCCATATAATCATTTGGTGATGGGGTGGCAGTGCAAGCCAATTTATATTTTGTATTCCTAAATATGTCAATGATTGCACTGGTTGTTTTGCCCATAAAATGCTTTATAATACTACTCTCATCGAGCACTATCCCAATAAATGATGCGGGTTCAAAATGTTCCAACATTTCATAATTGGTAATATTTATCCCGGGCATAACATCATTCTGGCTGCGACATATATTTACATTTATTCCAAACTTCTTTCCCTCTTGGGCTGTCTGTCTTGATACTGCAAGTGGTGCAAGAATTAAAACATTTGCATTTTCTTTTACACATATTTGATTCGCCCATTCAAGCTGACATATTGTCTTCCCCAACCCGGTATCCATAAATAAAGCACATTTTCCTTTTTTCAATGCCCACTTGACGATATCTCTTTGAAAATCAAATAACTTATCATTTAATAAATTTATTTCAATATCGAACCCAGATGGTTCAAATATATGACGCTTTGTTGATAAAAAGTCTTCATAATTTTCCAAGTTTTATTTCTCCTCTCCTTTATAATTTTTATATGCTGCTTGTTTGAACCACTCAATCCTTATCTGCTGGGGGTTCTTAATACCAAATAATTTTAGTTCTTCATCTTCAAATAATACTATAACATCGCCATATCTGAATAATCTACCAAATAATGATTGCTGGATGTTAATAGTTTTTATAAGGCTCCAAGGCATTGCCTTTGGTTTATTCCCTCTTGACCTTATAAATAATAATGCTTCTACAAATCCATATCTATGCCGGAATTGTTTTTCTATGCGCTTTCCTATCCATAACCCGCATACTGCACTAATTGATATTCCTATCATCGGCTGCCCCTTTATTGTGAATATCTGGGCTATTGCTAATAATAGTAGTAGTATTGGAGCCATGTAGTATCCCCAATAAAACTGCTTTTTCAACTTTATCCCTCCTCTGTTATTTGGTCTATACTTTTCTGTAAAGATTGTGTCTGCTAATACGTTTTTCATGTGCCTTTTTCAATTTATAATTATACTCTAGCACCGACTAAAGTTTCAATATATACACCATGAAGATATTATCATTTAACGACTTCTTAAATGAAGAGAATTCAATCCAGAAAGCCAGAAAGAAACTTCAAAAGGCTAATCAAAAAGTCGATAAACACGACGCAGGTAGCAGGGCAGCTGCCGAAGAAATTAAAATGAGACAGGACCAAGTTAAGTACGAAGTTGCAAAAGATAGTACTAAACGTGAAATCAAATCTGCAAAAGATGAACAAAGTAAAGGTGCTGCTAAAGATAAGTTAAAGAAACTTAAGAAGGATTGGAAAGGTGAAAAGAAACAATTTAAAGATAGAATCAAGTCACTTAAAGGTAATAAATAATGGCAAATTATAAAATCGTACGAAAAGGCGGACCATATAAAAGAAAATATGGGATTTTATTAAGCAATCTTAAACCTTATCAAACTAAGATATTATTCGACAATCCACTAATATCTGAAAGTGCTAAAGATGACCAATTTGTATTAATTCTATTTAGATTAGCAGATATGGAAATATCTAAGAAGACTAATAGAAAGATATACTACAATCCTTATAAAGACATAGCTTCTGACTATAAACAGATAGAAACTGATTCTACATATACTGACTGGAGTTGTTCTATTTGTACTATGCCTATCAAATCAATAATATCAGAATTTAATATCGACAACTTCTTATGCAATGATTGTAAAGAAGCACATGGTTCACACAATGTAGTTAAGCATGTTGATTCTAGAATAGTAGAATCATCATTTAAGTTTAGAAAACATTGTAGAACTTTACTTCTTAAACAACAAAGAAGTTTTATGAATTATATTAATAAATTTAAAAGAGGTTACCAACCCTGACTTGGCAATATTGGATTATTATTAAGTGCAGCTTATATTGTTACTCTTCTAAATGTGTCCATTGTACTTTTTGGATTAGCATTAAAGACTTCAATATTATACTTTTTTAATTCACCAGGCAATACAGCAAATTGAGCTTTCATTTTAGTATAAATTGTATGATTATGGGATACGTCGTATCCTGAATGCCAATGTGTATTCTTATCTTTAGAAATCATATCATATCCTAATAGATAAATTCTTTTTGCTCCTAATTTTGCAGCTAAACATATTGCACCGAATCCTGAATTATTACCTGTTGCAATATAATAAGGTCTTAAGTCTATTACAATATTACTTGTAGGTTTCAATACAGTGATATCACCAGGATTACCAGGAGCATCTCTACAAGTTACCTTTAATCCTTTAAAAGAGTCAATATCATTTTTAAACCATCTATAAAATCTTGAATCAGTCCAGTATAAAACATCTGCTTCAGGTAAAACTTGAAATGCTCTATTAATTGCAATTACTTTTTTACCTTTTAATTTATTCCAATCAAAATCTTTTAATGATGGACCTCCACCTATAATATAAACTACTTCATCGTTCCAAATTTTATCTATTTTAGTTGGATATTGAACTAATTTATCAGACAGTTGGTTTTTTACAGGCTGGTTTGAATTAACTTGACTAGGCGGTACTCTGGTTATAGTTTTATTTTGAGTACGTACTACAGTAGGTTGTATTTTCTGTATTCTTCTATTACTTAAAGGCATTATTATTGGTATTAATTCCTGGTACAATTTATATATTGTACCAGGAAAATTATGATTATTTCATACCTCTCATTGCAGCTCTAAATCTTGCAGCAATATCATTTGTTAAATGTTTATTTACAGAAGATTGATTTTCAGTTTCATTTACAATATCACTTCCACCCTCATCTATTATTTCATATGATTCAGAAATTTTTATATCGTATTTTTTAGCTAATTTATTGATTAATTGCTGATTATCACGTATACTATTTTCTGCATTCTTTTTATTATCTTTTGCTATAGTAGATTCTTGTCTTGCATTGCGTAATTTTTCTTCAGCTGCAGCTACTTTATCTTTGTCTCCAGAATCTTTTATTTTTAAAAATTCTTGTTCAGCTTCGGCTTCAACTTTGACTTTATCGGCTAATTCAACTTCTCTTTCTTTTGCATGTTTCATCAATTCATCATTTGCAGCCTTTCTTCTCTTTATAGTTTCAATAGCTTGTTTCTTTGGTTTAGAGAAATTTTTACTATCAGCATTATTTTTTACAGATGAATCTTTTTCACTGTCTTTATTTGTATTAGATTCACCAGATTTTTTAGATATAGTATTGTCTCCTTTACTATTATCTTTAGATTCAGGATTATCTTTCTTTGATGTAGATTCACCAGATTTTTTAGATATAGTATTGTCTCCTTTACTATTATCTTTAGATTCAGGATTATCTTTCTTTGATGTAGATTCACCGTCTTTATCTGCTGCAGAATCTTTAGAATATTTTTTCAATTTATCCTCAATATTAGTAATAGATTCTTGGTCTTTTTCAATTTGGTCTTCAAGTTTAATTTTAAGAGCATCTAATTCTTCTTGATTAGCTATTTTTAATAGTTTTTTATTTGCTTCTAAACTTGCTTTAGTTTTACCTAATGATACTACAGCTCTTAGTGAATCAGTTGTTGCTAATTCTTTTAATCTATCTTCGATAGCTTTCATTTTACCATTAATAGCTTCTTTTTTAGATTTTGCGGCTGCAGCTAATTTATCTTTATCAATACCCTTAGGGTCTTCTTTTGCAGCTTCTTTCTTTCTAATAGTGTCCATTTCAACTGCAGCTATATCTAATTTAGCTTTTGCCCAATCTTTTAAATTACTTTTAATTTTAATGAATTTAACAGGTGAACCAATTATTGCTTTAATAGTATCTCCGAAACCCTCATTTACATAAAAAAGCACGGATTCAGCAATATGTTCCGCCTCATCCATGCTTAAAATTTCGTATTCTTCGTCAGTTAAAGACTCTGATAGTAAATTTACTTCAGAGTTTTTTTTTTCTTCATTAGATTCCCCTAAAAGCTTTTCGCCTTCAGCGTCAGATTTCTTTTCAGGTTCACCTAATTTATTAATAGTATCTTCTATCTTACCAGCAGTTTTAGAACCATCTCCTGTTTCTAAATCTACCTTTGTTTGTTGAGACTCATCGTCTTTAGTTGCTGCTGCCTGAGCTGCTACTTTTTCTGGTGGAGTTTGTACTTCAGCTTCTCCAACTAACTTCTCACCTTCTTTATCTGATTTCTTTTCAGGTTCACCCATTTTATTAATTTCAGATTCTATAGATGCTGCAGTCTTTTTACCGTCACCGGTTTCTAAGTCTACTTTAGTTTGTTGTTTTTCATCATCTTTAGTTTCAGCAGATTGTGCTGCAACTTTTTCAGGTGGAGTTTGAACTGACTCTACCTTAATAGCCATAGAGTCTTCATCATCTTTCTTTTCATCATCTTCACCTTCAGCTGAGTCACCTTCTCCTTCACCTTCAGCAGAGTCACCTTCAGTACCAGCATCGCCTTCACCTTCAGCACCTGCATCACCTTCGCCTTCACCTTCAGCACCTGCATCGCCTTCAGCTGAGTCACCTTCGCCTTCACCTTCAGCAGAGTCACCTTCAGCTGAATCACCTTCAGCGCCTGCATCGTCAGAGTCACCGTCACCTTCAGCGCCTGCATCGTCTGCATCCGGTTCATCATGTGAGTCACCTTCACCACCTTCAGTTGAATCATCATCCTCATCATCTTCAGTTGAGATTGAATCATCACCTTCTTTTCTGTCATTTATAAATTCAGAGAAAGATTTAATTTTTTCAAATTCTAATATTGTTACCATTTCTGTACCTGAAATATCAACATATTTTAAATATGCTTCGAATATTTCTGCAGGTACTTGAATATCTGTACTTAAACTTTCATTAATTGGTGCGAAGTTATCATAGGTAATATCTTTACCTGAAGCTTTACATTCTGTAATGAAATTATCAATTGCTTTAATTTCAAATGCCATGATTATATAGGTTTTTTGTTTTTTTATATATCGTTAGATTTATATATCACTGACTTGTAGTATAAATCATAAAAAAGCCTTCCAGTAATTGGAAGGCTTTTAATTTATAAAACTTAATGATTAAATAATTGAGTAACCATTGAACTGTACACCTAAAGTATAGTACATTGTTTGAGGGTGGAAACCAGCTTCAACTAATGCATATCTAGATTTTACAGAGATTTTAGGAGCCATAGTACCTTCTGCGATAGTTTGTACTGCTTCTGCCATTAAATAAGGCATGAATACTAAACCAGGAGAGTTACCGTCACCTTTTCTACCGATAGCAATTCTTGTATCGTTCCAGCTCATGTTAGGGTCAACATAAATGTTAACACCAGCAACTGAACCAATTGGATATAAAGAACCAGCAGTTTGGTTAACTGTGTTTGCTAATGGATATGGTACGAAACCAGCGATGTCTTGTAAAGCTGTTGCAATTTGACCGTTAGTAACTGCAAAGTTTGCAGCACCTCTACGACCACGGATAGCGATTAAGTTAGATGCAGCTAAGATTCTTGATAAGATTCTTCTTTGTAATGTACCACCGTTATCACCTGAAGTAGGTGTAGTTGCAGCAGTTGACATAACTACGTTATCTACGAAGTTATCTGAATCCATTGGTAAACCTAATGTAATATTAGTTGTACCAGAAGCAGATACGTATAAACTTAAGTTAGTTCCATCTACATCGTATACTTGTTTCGCGTTAGTGTTACCTAAACGGAAGATTCTTTCTAAGATGTGCTTGTTAATACCTTGAGTTAATTCGTTGATTAATACAGCTTCTACTTGAGCTACTGCATCAATACCGAATTGTTTTAAGTCTTGGATTTGTTCACGTGTTACCGCTGCAGCTACTTGTAAAGTACCAGCTTTGATAGAACGGTTCTTTAATTTAAGACCGATTAAGTTATCAGGAGTTGATTCACCTTCCTCACGTAAGTAAGGGTCGTTAGATGCAACATTACCTGATTTGAATCCTCTACCAGAGAATGCAGTAACGTGGTCTTCTAATGCTTTTACTAACTCAGCAGAATTAACTGTGTTGTTAGCTACAACTGTTAAAGAACCATCTACTAAATCTACTGTAGAACCAGCGAAGAAGATATCAGCTAAAGTGATACCGTTATCGTAACCAGCTTGGAAAGTTGCTGATGCAGGAACTGTAGCAGGATTTGTGTTAGCTTCTACTTTGAAAATAGAGTAACCATCGATACGAGATTTTGCAACATAAGTTAATTTGTATGCATACTCAGAACCGTCTTTTGTATAGAATACGTCATTAGCTTCAGGAACGAAACCAGTTACATAAGTAACATTTGACTTAATCATTAAAGGAGCAACTCTACCGTCTGCACCACCTAAGCCGTTAACTACAACTGAAGGAGTAGCTAAGTTACCACCTGCATAAGGGAAGTCTAAGTATGTTAACATACCGAAAGGTCCGCCTAATGGAACAACTGGAACTAAATCTAAACCTACTGTTTGTGCAGCAACTTGCATAGATAATGGAAGTAAGCTGAACGGTTTATCACCTGAGCCATAAGCTTGTGAATGGAACTGAGTAGTAGTACCAGGATTACCAGGGAAAGAAACTGGTCCCATTCCTGGAACGTTCATACCTGGATTTAAGTGTACTTGATTATAGATAGATTCTTTTAACATACCGAAATCTACCATGCCTGCGTCTTCAGCTACCTTGTGGTAGTGGCAGTATTTAGACATCCAAGCTAATTTGCTTGCATCCTTAATACTAGTAGCAGACTCGATAATAGGAGCCCAAGTAGCTCTTACTTCTGATTCATTTATTGGTTGTGGTCTGTACATATAAAATGTATTATTTTTTCTTTTATTTTTATTATCTATCGGAATATCCGGGATTATTTACCAAATCTTCTCATTAAATCACTTTGGAAGAACTGTAAATATTCTTTACTTACTCCATAACCACCATTAGCAGTTTCGATTTTTAATGTTTCTGATTCATTAACTTTCTCTAATTCAACTTGTTTGTTACGGAAATCTCTTGTTGACCAGAATGTATCAATTAAGTATTGTGAACTTAATTCATGCCATTGTGCTTCAGCAATAATACGGTTTTTCGTATTTTGATTTGCCGCATCCCAAGATGCACGATATTCGACAGGCATACTCTCAATAAAGTTTATTACTTTAGGTTGAGGATTCATTACATTTTCCCAGATTAATTCAACTTCTCTAGAAGATGTATAGTTCTTATCTTTAAATGCACCAATCAATTGGAATTGTTGATTTTCATTTAATGACTTGTACTCATTTCTTCTATTTTCGTCAACTAATCTTAAGAAGTGTAAATCTCCACTGTAATCTACTGTTTGCTTCTTAGCAGATTCCACTATTAATTCTAACTTTTCAAGAATACCTTCTTTATATGATTTGCTTTCATTTTGAATTTCAGCAACTTCATTTTTCTTTTCAGCTTCAACTACAGGTGCTTTAGTTTTTTCTTCTTCACCTACAACAGATTCACCTTCTTTAGAATCTAATTGTTCTGGTTCACCCATTTTGTTGATTTTCTTTTCAATTTCTTTAGCAGTATCTTCTTCATTTACTGCTGCTAACTTAGCTTTAATTCTCTTAACATTTTCTGCAGTATAATCACTATATTGACCTACTGTTTCTAAGTTTTCTTTAATATACTCAGTGTATGCTGTGATGTCATCTAAACCTTCAGCTAATGAATCACCGAATTGTGCTAAGTTATCAATATGCTCAGCTA